AGGGAATCCAGCACAACCTGCGCCCTATCAGTCCCTTCCAACTTCTCAGCGATATCAATGCGGCCCATCGAAGACGCTTCAGTCTGAAGTCTACTGATGGCTTTATTCACATTGTCAAAATCTTTGATGTATGAATCGAACTGATGATCTTCTTTACCGAAGAAATCACCAAGTATCTCAAGAGCAACCTTCTGCTCATGGGCAGTCTCAATGCCCTCACGTTGCTTATTACGTAAGGACTCAAGTCGTTTGCTGTACTTGGAGGCTTCTACGCCAACACGCTCTAATGACTGCGCCTGTTCACGTGATAAATTCAACACCTCTCGACCTTGTTCAGTCAGAGGCTCATATCCATCACGAGTGCGTTTAATGTGGCCCTGAAGTTCAGCATAAGCGACAGAAACCCCATCAATGCCTTCAGCCCAATCTTTGGTCCAATACTCATTGAACTCATTGTCACCCATGCCAAGTTCATTCAAACGGCGAGACAATTTGACAATTTGGCTTGTGACATCTTTGGCACGGCGAAACGCTTCCTGTTCACCCTCAAGCGTTCCATCCAAATGGGTTTTGAGCTTTCGCAGCACATCAATGAACACTTTCGCATGTTCAACGTCATCATCACCAATTAAATCAAGTTCATCCATTCCACTTAGCTCACTGGATGTCTCTTTAGCTCCAGAAAGTAGTTTTTGGAATTCCTTGGTGGTCCGTTCAATATTATCAGTGATGGACGAGAAAACTTTCCCTGTCTCAGTACCGGACTGAGAAAGTTCATCAGAGGCTTCGTTCGCAGCTTGGGAGATTTCTGATAGAAGGGAACTGACATCTTTGATAGATGCCTGAGAGGTAGATGAAATTGCATCAGTGGCACTCTGAATTTTAGAGGCCACGGTTTCAATTTTTGAATCAACATTCGTCCTAGCTGCGTCTGCAGCATCAGACGAAAAGGAGTTTAATTGACTCCGAAGGGCCTGGAGGCCCTTCAAGAGTGCGTTAGAAACTCCACCACCAATATAAATATTCATGCCGCCACGACTATTAGCCATAATGCTTATCCTTTTGTGCCCAAAACTTGGTTATCACCGGCCCATTGTTTATGCTTACTCATCATTTCTGATGTTAGCCTTTCACGCTCTTCTTCTGATAAGTTTTCATACTTATCAGGGCTTTGAAACAATGGAAGTGGAGATTGTTGAGCATTCGTACTTGCACCATCATTGGCGGCACCGTGCAAGTCTTGATTGTTATTTACTGTGCCATTCTTTTCTCCATCAAGGTCTATTCCATGAATCAATGCCTGAAATTTTTGGTGTTCTATTTCTCTTTCAGCAGCAAACTTATTCAATGTCTGTAACTGCTGAAAAGTAAGACCACCTTCCTTAAAACTATATGAGTAAAAATGGTCAATTGTGTACTGTGGATACTTCATCAGAACGTATGCCACAGCTTCATCAATCGTGATTTCCTTACTTAGCTCTCTGTCGGAATCTGCCCCTCCAAGTTGTCTTTCATCTTGAAGAGGCTCTTCAGGTTTTTTGAAAATCGTTGGAAATTCATTTCATACACAAGCATAATCAACTCGTACAACTGGTCATTGGAGATTTCATAGATGGAGAAGTCTTCTCGAATCACTTTCTCCAAAAACTTCACCAAATCTCCAGCAGCAACTTCCAGCAGATCACTCACAACTGATTCAACAGAATAAGAACTACTGTCGAACTGTGTGAGTTTTGTGACAATAGCTTTGATTGTTTCCAGCAGGTCAAGTTGGTCCCCCAACGAAAGAGGATAAATCGTAACTTCTTTTTCCTCTGTGATTCCAATAGTGAACTGGCGTGTCTTTTCCTTCAATGACATGATTTTCTCCATCATAGATTGTTGGTTCTGGTTCAAAAGTGCCAGGGGACGAACCCCTGGCACAATTCACAATGATTCATCCATCACTTAGTCGAACTTGATAGCACCAAGCGGAGAGTCATCCCAAACCGAAGAAGTGATGACATCAATGCTGGAGTCAGCACGTTTCGACTGAATGGTAATCGGCACATTGGCGTTGTCTTCCGCAGCAAAGCTCAAGTCCAGCGAACTTACAACTTGGCAACGCGGGAAGATGATGTACATGTGGTTCTGCTGATTCGGGTACGTATAGATGGCTTCCATGCGTACATATTCAGGCGTTTTGAAGGTACCCAACTTGATTTCACCACTATGGTTGTCAGTGAACGAACCCTGGGAATAAGTGCGGAAAATGAAAGTTTCATTCTCAGCCCAAGTGCCAGTGAAAAAGTTCGCCGGAATGGTGAAAAGTTCTTCATCAGAACTGTTCACAGCAGTGAAATCGGAACTGATGGAACCAACGGCATCGACAACATCCTGAACAACACCACTATTGCGGCCATACACACTGTAACCGCTCGTAGCGTCAAAAACGACAACCCATTCATCATCAACACCAGTAGCGTTGGGAACACTGATTTCCAACGTACTGTCAACAGTGCCCGAAGCAGTTGTGCTGGTGACATTCAAAGCATGAGCTTCAGAAGTACCTGCGGGGTCCAAACCACGAGCAATCGCCAAGTTCCACGGCTTCACTTCCTTGAATTCACATTCCAACTGAGCAGTTTCGCTCAAAGGAATGGTTATGTCTTCCATGCGCGGAAAACCAGACATGTAACTCCAGAACTCAATATTGGATGTGAAACTGGTGGAGTTCAGAGCACCAAGCGAGTTCATGTTCTGATCCAACACAGGGTCACGTTGGTCCACATTGGTCAAGCACGGACCAACCAGAATCCGCGCCAAACCAAGTGCAACAGTGCTGGTATCACGAGTAACGGGTCCACTTCTTTGAATAGCCATAATTAACCTCCGAGATTAAAATCTCAATTTTGAAACATTTTTATGATGGAAAGAAGTTCAGGACATTCACGTGTTGGCAATCTTCTCTCAAGCATTTCATCTTGATTGAACCGAAGACTTCCATTTCAACAACACATTCTTGTGTTGGAGAATTGCGTTTCCTTTTCCCAAAACGAAAAGAGAATATCCCATTTTCTTTCCGTCTTAGTAACTTCTTCCCGCATTTTTCACATCGAATCCATCCATCATTCATCACCAACTTGCCCCCCATGCAATAACGAAAGGCATTGCTTTAAAATTTGAATTGTCCTTCGTCTTCCTGAGAGCACCTACAGGAAGTACCTCAACCTTTGCCCCTCCAACTTCATTCCAGTCTCCATCATAAAGAGCTATATGTCCAGGGTGAAAGTAAGAGATGACTTTATCCATTATCTCGTGCAATCTGTCATACTCAGGATCATCACGAGTAAAAACATAAACTATCACTCGCTTACGAGAAACGTGCCCGGTCATAGACTCATTGGAGCAATCCACAAAAATCCACTCAGATAACTCTGATTGGTCTATGTTTGTGGTGAAATGAACTGGAATGCCCTCAACGGCGTTAATGCCATCAAGGAAAAACTTTTTAATAGAATTCCGTATGTTGGATTCTTTATTTAATGGGTGCATTATTCGCCCCCTTCCTGTTCATACAATCCGTACTCATTAGCAATGGCGTCAAAGTATGGGTGAAATTTCGCTTTGAAAAATGTGATAGCCTCATCAGTTTCTTCATCAGTAGAATCGTAATCAATTTGACAATGATTGAGTGCAATAAGCAGCTTCTTCACATCTTCCAGGGAGAATTCCATCAGAAAATAAACGTCACGCTTTTCAACACCTACCATTTTCATTATGAACCTCCCTTGTACTTAGCCATAGCTTCCGCTTCACTCAACTCATTGTTCATTGAGTCGAAATATTTCAGCACACCGTCAACGATTGCGTAAGAAACCCCACCGCCAAGTGAAGCCTTAGCTTCTAAATTCTCACCAACGCCCGTAGCTGATGGTGTCGCACTCAGTGGAGCATCTTCACCCTTATAATCGCGTTCATCCAGCATGACATTAGAATCATCATAGGCACCCATTTCTTCAGCACTGAACTTAGCATAAGGATCATCCATCATAGATTCATAATCTGCTTTATTTGGGTCATCAGTGCTGAAGTGGCTACCACCAACTTCCAATTCTCCAGAAGTAAATGATTCAACCATTGATCGGAAATTAAGTTCTTCATGTCCTACTTCAACACCAAGATCACCTAACTTCTTCTGGAGCATATAAAATTCAATAGCGAAATTTTTGAAAACTGGACCACCATCAGTTTCACGTAACCACATCAAAAAACCAGCACTCATCCAAGGACGCGCAGGTTGAGTCATGTTCTTATATCGCCAACCAAACTCAAGAGCCTCACCATATTCAGCAGGTTTGGCTTTGTTTAAGTAATGCCATCCTGATTTATTACGAGCACCGCGTTTAATACCAACAGCGTATGCGCCAGGAGAGACTTGCTTACCGGAACGCCTGATTTCCAAAGAATTAGCCAATGTTCCTGAAGCCACACCAATTTTTGCTTCATTCGATATCGGTATAAATCCCTCATCAGCGGCCCTTTTTTTCATTTCCGCCCATCGTTCAGACAAATTTCCTTTACCGCCAACATTCAATGGGAGTTCTTGAGCAAGCAATGCCTTCTGAATGTACTCTTTTACTTCATTTGCAATTGAGTACGTCAAATATCCACCACCATCTTCACCCACCCAATAGATGAACTTATCCTCCATACGCCCAAGTTGGGTCTTAATGCCCTTGGCGTGAGTTCCAACACGGAACATGTCACGGAGTCCTTTCATCGAAAGCGGAGAAGCCATGAACTACCCTTTAACCTCTTCAATCCTGCAAATATTCACATTATTCAAACGATAAGGTGCGACAGCAGTGATACTAAAAACTACTCCATCAGAAGTGGTGAAACGATTACCTTTTTCAACAGAAACATTTCCAGTGATGTGGAGGCTTAACTGCTGACCGACAAAATTGCCATATTCTTCCATATTCACACTATACTGACTGATGTCACCAGTAATCAAACATGGAATTTCATCAGAAGTAGGCACCCAATCCTCCACCAATTTGTAGTTAGAGTCACGAGTGCGAGAAAATTTGGAAACTGTACCCAACACATTGCATCGGTATATCATCGCTTCTTTAGTGACAATATCTTGGTCAAAGCGTTGGAAGTTCAAGGATACCACCAACAGGTGTGTGCCATTATCGGTCAGAGTGATGATATCACCTGATTGAATAGTACTATCAAACGGCAATGAAATTTCCATCACAGTTTGACGAGTGTATGGGTCGGAAGATTCAAAAGTGGAGGGGTCAACAAACTCAGTCACTGGTGAGCCGAAGTGCTGATTTACCTCAACAGGACTTCCCAACTCCTGGAAAACTTCTTTTATGTCATCACCAATACCAGCCATACATCACCATCCTAATCATCAGAAGGATACAAAAGGTGTGAAATATCTCGCCCGAGTGAATCATGCTGAATATTATTCCCGAGATAATCACCAAATAATTCTTCTGCTGACAAACCATTCAGTGCTGGATCACTATCCAAAGACTCCAAAAACATACGGTCGAGAGATTCAATCAATTTATGATAGTGTTCAAATCTATGATTGAGGTTAATCTGCTTATATTTGAACTTATGAGCAGAACCTGTTCTCAACAAATCAAGAGCATGGCGTTTGGTTCTTTCCATTACCCAATAACTTTCTCGAAAACCCAATATAGGGTACGCCCACCCGAGTTCATTCAAAGCTGTTTCACATGCAATGTCAAAATCATCAGTAGTAAATAGCTCTGATGAACTTCCTAAAACTTTTTCCAATTTTTGCTTATGTACTTCAACACTATCAATGGACATATCGAATCTCCCTTAATAGTGAGGGGAGCATCATACTCCCCTCACAAACGAAGTGCCCTATTCCGATTTACGGGAACGCTTCGTGCCTCCAGAGGCTTTCTTGCTTGTGGATTTCTTGGTCTTTTTCGGCTGCTCTTCTTCCAAGTTGGTGACATCAACACCATCATCCACCATCTTTTCTTCGGCCTCGGGTTCCTGGGCGACTTCTTGTTTTTGTGACATAGACCCCTGAATCACTTCGATGTGCCGACTTCCCTGTTCAATGAGGGTGTAGACACGCGAATGAAAAGGCTTATTGCGGTCATCGTACCGACCGGCTTTCAACACAGTTCGGCTATCCAGCTTGATATTTGCAGTAACGCTGATAATCACGATTGTTCTCCTTACTTTTGATTTACGAAAAGGGGGTTCACATAAACCCCCTTAATTTCCATCACTACTTGACCGTCAGGGAGTAGGTGGCGTTTGGATAGTACATAACCGGCAGACCCTTGTTCTGCACACGCATCCACAGGCCATCCGGGTCCCATTCTTCCTTGGTGTCTGCATACAGGCCCCAATTGCGGTCCAGGCCAAAAGGCGAGTTCATAAACTCAGCCACGTACTCACCATCAATGGTGTCCGTGAACATGGTGAACTTGCTGTCCTGAACGAACTTGGCCCGCATAACAACACGGTCCTTTCCAGCAGAATAGCCAGAAGACAGAGTGCCAGAAATGGTGATGGTATTCGCGGCACGATCAACAGAATCAATAGTCTGTTTCTCGTAATCGAACGGAGTGTTGAGGTCGTAGAAACGAATTTCCTTACCGGCCTCAAAGTCAGTGGCGTCTTCAACATGAACAGTGGAATCACCAGCAGAAGCATCCTGAGTCAAGAAAGCACCGACTTCCATGAACTGGTCATAGACAGACAGAGTTCCAACACCCAACAGATTGCCAAGCACCTGCGCCGGACGAGCGAACAAGTCACCGTCACCAAACGTAGATTTCTTGAGCAGGTCCTGAAGGTCAGTGTTGAACATCAGAACGGTCAGAAGTTCACTGTTAATCATGGCGTACTTAGGCGCAACGCCAACATCATCAGTGAATTCCTTTTTCGCATCGAAGATGTCTCGAATCGGGGTAGCGGTAGCACCAGCAGCACCAGTACCGTCATCCCAAACATCATCACCAGTGAGAGTCACTTTGTGATGAGCAGGAACACCATAATCAACATTGATTTTGGTGCCACCTTCACGCTGATACGTGAAACCGCCTTCGAAGAAGGCTTTCGCCATCATCCACTCACGGCGGCGTTCACAGCGGTTCCGAAGAACACGCTGTTTGCGAGCAATCTGACGCTCACCAGTGAGGCGTGTGGACTGAGTAAGGGGTTCGCGGAGATTATTCAGCAACTGTTCTCCAACGAAGTCTTTTTCTTTCCAGTACGCGGCGGCAGCACTGCCTTCCGAGTACAGCGAGTTATGGGTGAGAACCGGAGCGGGACTGCCAGGAGCAACAAACGGGGTCATTCCAGCAGTACCGTATTCCATTGCCCAACGAATGCGGTCACTGTCATAGTTGGGCGAAGGGAACATGTTCATAAAAAACAAGTCCTGCGAACGCGGAAGGCGTTGAATGATTTTATTCAACACTTCCAGCTTGAGAATGCTAGGAACACCTTTCATATCAAAAAACCTCCAAATTTACTTGATGACGTAGAAAATGCCGTCTTCCACCACTCCAAGATCACTCATGGCAGTGGCATCCATACCAACACAACCGGACTGATAGATAACCGCGTTCGACAGAACGACCGAAGTGAGCGCACCCGGATCAGGATTATCAACACCAGTATACACGTTTTGGTCCATCACATACTTGGCAACGGAACGCTTACCGGAAGAAGCGTCCTCAGCTTTGAGATACGCATTGGCATTATTGGCGACACTGAAACTGCCAGCAATTGCCGCACTCAAAGTGATGACAGCTTTGTGTTGATAAGTAACGCGGTCAATGTCTGAAATGGTAGCTTCCTCATAAGAACCACCAGTGTCAGTCAACACAATGACATCACCAACTTCGAACTTATAGGAAGCAGCAAGAATGACATCAAACGTGGCCGCAGTAGCAATGTCGTTCAACAGAAAAACACGACCAACATCTTCAGTCGAAATCGTGTCAGGCACATACGGAGTCAGCAGACCAGAATTCTGGTCAACAGCCATGACGGTACCCATTTCCAGGCCATCATAACCGCCACGAACGGTCTTATCCAACAGAAGGGCAACATCACGCCGACTATGGAAGAGTTTCTTTTCTTCCATGCGGGTGTAGCCAGAGAGATTCTGCTGAGGGGCATAGCCACCAAGACCAGCAGTAGTTTTATTCGGACCAATAGGCATATCGAACCTCCATTATAGTGAAAATGTGTTACTTGCCTTCCGGTTCAACACCAGCAAATTGCAAAACGCGGTCCACAACAGCGTCATCATCCTTTCCGTCCTCATCAGTTTCAGAAAAGGACGATTCGCCAGAACCGCCAACGCCGAGTACGGAAGGTGTGCTATCAGTGAAAGCATCACCAAGGTCTTTTTCCCAACTGGTGATTTCATCTTTGCAAGCCTGAGAGAATTCATCAGCTTTGAAGCCTTCTTCCTCAGTGCAATACTTCTGATAGTCAACAGTGCCGCGAATCTTGGCGAACAAATTCTTCGGAATTTTGCTCTCACTCAGGGCAGCTTCCATGATGGAATCAGCTTTGGCCTTGGTGTCGCGTTCACGGCGAATGGCTTCATTCTTTTCCAACTCAGTGATGCGCTGTTTGAAATCTTCATTGGCAGCACTGAGTTCAGAGATTTCTTTTTCTTTCTGCTGAATTTTTTCAGAAAACTCACCATCGTTATTGCCAGATTCACTCTGAACCTTCGCCCGAACTTGATTTTCATGCTCAGTGAAAAGTTCAGGGTACTGCTGTTTCAATTCCTCAAGATTCATTTCATTACCTCCAGAATTCAAATTCTCGTTGTTGTCATCAGACAGGTCAGTGTCGCCTTTTTCATCAGAAAATTCCTCTTCTTCGTGCGACACTTCCTCAAACTCAATTTCTTCACTGCCGTTTTCATCAGAAAAGGCTTCAGAATTTGTATGAGAGTCGTAACCGAAAACGCAGATAGATGTTTCTCTAACAATCGTTTCTCGAAAAATAGTGCCCGGACCATTAAGTTTGTATCCGTTCACTTCAACAGAGGTTCCTTCTTCAATGCGCTCAATGCGGAGGGGCTTAACACCGAGTGACGCTTGATAAGGAAAACCCTGTTTCGAATTGTTATAGAACTCATCAGCGAATTCATTTTCCAACAGAGTTACGTCATCATACTCAATTTTGTTTTCCAACTTTGTTGGCTTCTTTGCTATCCCTATTTTCCGATACAGGTCATGTTGCTCAAGAATGGGAATCCGTTTCCCTTGGAACTTAACACCCTGAATGTCGATAGCAAGATTGTCCCAAAACCAATGATTGAGAATAGGCTTACCGCTATATCCAACAATTTTTGCGGTACGTTTTTCACCCTCTTCTCCTTTCTCAGCAAGTTCCACGCTGAGTTCATCATTAAAGTACAGTGCGCTTTTTGGCACTGTCTTCTTTTTCATCTTGTTTCTCATCATAACCTCCTGTCAAGTAAAAATTCATCATTTCGTGCAGTTTCTTCCATCCTAATTAACTGACGAACACATTGCAAACACATCACTTAGTTCGCGTCCTTTTTCGTTTATTTGATGGAGAATCACCATCACTATTTTTATCACCAGAATTTTTCGACCTTTCCTCAATCTTATTGTTTTCTTTGGTTTCCTGAGCACTTTCCTGGTCAATACCAGAAATAACTTCAGGATACTTCTCATATTCAGATGAAGACATACGCCGAAGGTGATGATAATTGTTAAAACCCAATCTCTTCGCAACTTCTGATGGTGGAATACCCAAAGTATCCACCACACTTCCATGCTTACTGCCAAGCAATGCTGTGGCAGTGGATTCTATATTTTCAAGGGCAGACGTTGGCAAGCAAATGTCCACCAGTTTATAAATTGGCTTCTTTACTTTCCGCTTAACAGGTTCACCATTTTTGAAATCCACCACTTCCTCAACACGTTTATACCAACTGAGATTGGTCACAGAGTGATGAAGATACAGAATGCTTCGCCAGAATGTATAGGTGAGGAAATTCTTAAAATAAGAAAGCTCATCATTGATTCTGTCGCCCTGTGGACCCTGAGAAGCACGAACTGAAGCGTAGGAACTGGAATAATCACCAACAATCTGGTCCTGAGTCTTCTGCAAACCAGAACTAATCATTTTCATGATATCGTTATCCTGGTCACTGATGGAAGGTAGGTTCGGATTTTTCACCTCAAGTTTCAAACCAGGAGGCATCACCATAGTACCACCAGGAGTTTTTGGTTGCATGATGCCTGTCGCTTCTTTTTCTTCTTTCGACAGATTCAGCCAACCTTTAAAGCTCTTGGCGTCTTCAACAGTAACAACCCAAAGATAAGCACCACTGGATTTCTTATGGTCAATTTCGTACTTCTTCAGGCTCTCATAGTGATTCACCCATTCAATCGTTGTTCGAATGTGCGACACATTCCGTCTGTTGAGAAAAGACCGATCCCATTGAATGATGAAACGATAAAAGCCATGAAGGTCTTTAAACTTCTCACTTTTCGTTTTGGACCTTTTCGCGTACTTCTCCTTATATTCAGGCAAATTCCTGGCGATTGTGTACAAATCCTTATAATAAGCCAAATTGATAGAAGGAACTATCATTTTACTTTCACCACTAACGCCATCAATGCCGTTTGGGAAGTTCAAATGATAGAAAAGGGGGAAGTTTGTTTTGGTGGGGTGGAAATTGATGCCCGAATTTTCATCACCACCATTACCAATATAAGAGGGGGGAACAAAATCAACCTCAACAAAACCATCAGAATGGAGAGTCAGCATCAGAAAAAGCTCACCTTCCATCTCAGAACGACCACAAAATTTAGGGAAGTTCTGATACAAATCATTCCTGGGGTCTTCAACAATATACTCAATGATGGAATCCAGTTCATAATGTTGGGAACTAAAACTGAATCCCCACCCTGCAAGACGCCCGGTGTAGTCACGAACATGGGAACTGATTTGTGGATTTGTCTCAAACTTTTTACGGCATTCTCTCTGCGCCTCAGCAAAGTTCGTGAGATCGTCTTCTGATACTTTAATGACGAAACCGTCTTCATCAGTGTGCGGCATCGCCGTACTTCCACTGGAGTACATAGGAAAGGAAAACTGAATTTGACTCAACTGTTCATCAGTGAGTGAATTCAACTGATTCCCCACTTCATCACTTGTTAAGTCTAAGTATTTTTCATCACTCATACCGCTACCTCATTGCGTGTCTATTATTATCAGGGTAAAACATGCCAAAATTTTTCACGCCTGTGCGTGGAACCATATCGTTGACGGTTAAATTGCGCCCACCATATATCATCCAGAGAAGAGCAAAGATTGAGTCATCCTGAATCCCACCGTAAACATCCTTCTGTGGTGAACCATACCATTTACTGGTGGGGTCATAATCCAACATCTCAGCTTCCTCTCTTAAAATATCACCACCGATACTCCCCGGCACAAAAATTGTTGGAGTTTTGAACCGACCTTTACGGGTTGCCATAAACAATTCAGAAAACGCTTTTTTCTGCAACTCAAATGATGGAAACACCGCTTCGAAATGAATGTCCCTTTCATTACACCAAGGGGCCAAATCCCAACAACCCCACCGTTCAGCACAAAGTGTGTCGATTCCATCAAACTCATCATCAACCAACTTCAATTCGTTCTTGATGCCTTCCAACGAAGCATCCTGAACATGAGCCAAATGCAATAGAAAATAAACATACGGGATTTCTTTTTCTCTATCACTGGCAGTATATGGCTTGGAACGACTATTCATCAAACCTTTAGCAGCAGCAGTGACAATCGTTCTCGCATTTCCATTCTGCGCCATAGGGTCACTACGGTCAATTCCAGCAATGATGGACCAATCTGTGTCGAATATCTCAGTCAGTCTTTGCAAATCTGATGATTCTGCCATAGTCGGTATACCGAACTCATGCAAAGAATAAACATCATCAACAGAAATCAATCTATTCTGAAGTTTTTGCATTTTCTGTTCAGCAGTTTCAGCTTGCTTTTTCTTGGTCTTGGCACGTCTACGCCTCGCCTTGGGATTCTTCCGCCTATCCTTAGAATCCTCAACCGCCTTAATCTCGTGCATGTCATTGCACACTTTCAACACATCACCCGAATCAACACTATACTCACCATCAACACCAATATAATACATGGAGTCCACCACTGGCTGAGTGAATAGCTTTCCAGTAGCCAAATCCCACACGTTCTTAAAATACTGGTCATACTGTGCTGGTGGAAATCTGTGCCGATACGAATCCAATTCCTGCTGAGTCATCTCAGGGTGCCAGAAATCATTAAAATTAGCTGATGGTGATGAACGATAAGAAAAGAAAAGTGATGGATCTTTTCCATCACGCCACGTTTCATACAACTTATACAGCACGTGGTTCTTATCACTCACAGTGGAGTCAATCGTGCCCAACGCATTTGGCGTATTCCGTGTTGAACCATCCAACTGAACAAAAAACCTAGGGTCTTTCATATCAAACATTTCTGAAAACGTATATCCAGTAATGTTGGAAACAATTCCAGAAAATGATGAAATACTTCTGATGGAAGAAACAACCTCACCACGTTTATCACGCAATGAAATCTGTTTCTCCTGAATATTCCGCTGCCCCACCACACTCAACACCTTTGGACTGTTGAGAATCAATTCTCTGATGATGTCATAGTGTACAAACTTCGTCTGGTCCTTCGAGTTAGCACCCAACACAATCAATTGCGATGGAAAGCAACAAAACTTCCAAAGTTGAATTAAACAACTAATCATACTCTTGCCCTCTCCTCGCATCCAACAGAAAACGAGCAACTTATGATTAAATCGCCCATTCTTCATCTGCAACGCTTCCCTTAACACCTCACGTTCATTCTGCCAAAACTCCTTATACGACCTCCCTGTCTCCGGGTGTGGAGTATCGGGTAACTCTCCAACAGGAATCCACTTAGGGATTGCAGTTCCCATCTGAATCTTGAATCGCAGATTCTCCTCAACAAAATCAACAAATCCATCACCACCTTTCTGATAATGCGGAATCCGTGATAAATCCATCACTTCCTTCTTACTCATCAGATTGCTCCTTCACACGCCGTTTACGTTTATAATCTCCGGACTCTCGCTTCTTCCTCTTCTCAGACTTCACCTTGGACCTCTTAAAATAAGATGTCTCCCTCGGTTCCGGTTTATTCGTTGGTTTCCGCCCCCTTTTCTTCTTATGCCTATCAGTCTTCTTCTTATGCCTATCAGTCCGCTTCACCTTCACCTTATCCCCACCTATCTCCTCAAAATCAATCCCCACCCCATCATCTTCATCACTTTTCTTCCGCGTTTCATTTGGTGCTGGCAACGCTGCCTCCGTCTTATCATCCACATCAGGAATCTCACCACCAACATTCATAGCCTCGAACAAATCCCCTTCCAACACTTCTTGCCCTTCTTTCACCCCTGGGTCTTTCTTCAAATCCAAAGTCTTCCATTCCTTACTGATGGCCGCCATCGCCTCCCTAATCTCTTTAAACAATGGATTCACCTTCGGCACCCCATCCTTCGTATGAACCATCACAGGTGCCCCTGACAATTCCACCAGTTTCAACTTAAACAACTGATTATAAAGTGGCAGTAAATGATACCCCACTTTCACCACATCCTTCTCCGACACATTCCCCACATACATACATGCTGCAACCATCACATGCTTCAAATAATTTAATTGCAACTTACATTTATTTCCATCAGGCAGTTTCTTCCCCGTCCCGTGTAACGCCTTCTTCATATAGTCACACTTCTCATAAAGTGGACACTGCTCCCTCGTACACTCCTCCACATAATCCCATGCTATCAAATAAAACTTGTGATCCTTATCAGTCCCTTTCTCCATCCTCAAATGACCTGTCCGCATGGCGATGCTACCACTCAACCGCTTTTTCGTACTCACTGGTGCCATATCAATTAAACCTCCATCATTCATTATTTGAATTTACAGTATTCACCACTCTCAATCATGTCAAATTTTACTCTCAACTATTTTCCATCACTCCACCAAAATTTTCACCAGACCCATTTCCAACACAAAGGGGCAGGGGGTCCCTTACAACCCTGGGGGCATTTCCATCACAAACACTCGCTTCCCACCTCACCCACTTCATCACAAAATAAAACCACCTAATTCATACCCACCAGTTCCGATTTACCACCCGCGTTGATTTCTCCCCCCGTACATGGAGTTCGCATTTCCCACCATCAGAACTCAACCTTCAATTAAATACAATTATACACTCACTACCACCAATGAAGAAGTTACTGATGGAAAAATCATCTACCACCACGGGAAAATTCCCCCACCAGTAGTGATGGAAATAAAACTGATGGAAAGTGTGACAATAACTGGCAACAATACTCACCCATCACAGTGGTAAATTACTGATGGAAATAAAACTGATGGAGAGTCATCCACCCATACCACCACTGGTAAGCGATTCATTCCCCACACTCACATGGAAAATGTTTCCATCACATCATTCCATCACATCACCCTTAACCTGAAACTACCCCATATAAAATTGTAGCAATCACTACCCCTACTCAATCATCCAATTTAAACCCTCTAACATAAAAATACCCCATATAAAATTGTGGTGCCACAGTTTATACGATGATTGAGTTTAGAACTCTTAACTATTTTTATCACTGCACAAAATTGTGGTGGGTACCCCCACCGGTGTGAAGGCACCGCCTCTGAAAAAGGGGCAAGGGGGGCAACCCCCTACAGCAACCACTAACGAGGAGGTTTCTAGGGTTACGTGCCTAGCTCTTTATCATAGTCATGCACTGTCAGCTCACTAGCACAGTGCTGAAGTGTATGGCCTCCAGAAACCGACATGGACGCGGTTAGTATGGGAGACTTTCGTCAGTGGGTAACCACATGTAGGCGCACTCCCGGAGCGATAGGCGGACATGTCACAGGACTGGAACAAATATGGGATCACGAGACACTAGGAGTAGTGTTTCTGTTGGAAAGCTCCTAGTGTGTCAGTATGGCTCTAATCTACAACACAAACTGGAGCCATTATGTCTACAACGAAGGAATTCAAGAGCCAATTGCGCGAATTAGGGATCGATGTCCCGGAAGGCTTTGGGTCATGGCCTGCTGAAGCACAGCAGGCTTTCTGTGAGTCTCAGCGGGCTTTTGTTGAATCTCAGCGGGCCTTGGCGCAAGCCAAGGCCGACGCTGAGGAAGCACGCAAAAGTGCTACATCACGGCGCAAATTGACGCGCCGTGAGAAATTTAAAAAGTTTGCTCAGACTGAGCAAGCGTCACTTGCTCAGTCTGTTCTTGATGATTTGAATTCATTTGAGCGATCGGAAGTCAATAACAAAAAGCGCGCAAGGTATGAGACTTTGCGCGTGTTGGCCTTGTTGTATAAGCGGGGAGAATTATCTCCCGCTATGACAGAAAAAATCGAAAGCACTTTCCCTGATAGCTAATCAGGGAAAGGCATCCATCACTCAGTGCCATACTGACACACTAAGGGCTTTCCAACAGTGTGGCACCCACCCCGCCGTACTCCATCACTTGGGAGACTTAGTGATGGATTGCGTCATACATGTGCGTGTCATTGCACACTACTCCTATATCTATAAACCTGAACACTTTCCAGCAGTGATGGAGTATTGCGTCACTGCTGGACTGCGTGTTGCTGACAGCACGTAGTGATGGACTGAGGGCTGCTTAGTGTATCACTACGTGCTGTCGCACGTGACTGATGGAAATGTTTCCA